AGTCTGAGAAATTCCCACCCTCAGTTAAACTATCATCATGAAAGACTTCTTCATAACCATTCTTCTCGATAATCTTATTTTTAATTTCTAACTGCTTCTTCTCTTTTTGTATCCTACGTAAGAACGCATAATGAATAATCTGAGTAAAATAAGCAAACGGGTTCTGAGACTTCTCAGGGTTAAAGTTATGGATGTATTGTACACAATTTTCTATCCCATCAGAAATCATATCATCCTTAAAGATGTAATTAACAAAATTTGGTTTAAAAGATAAATGAGTTGCTATCTTCAAAAAACATTCACCAAGATAATTAGTAATCCTAGGTTTAGGCTTATCTAACAACTCAGCATCTGCAACCTCACTTTTATACGCAATTAAAGCAGCAAGAAATTCCTTGTTATTAACATAATGGATAGATCTTTTTCTTTTAGTAACGCCAGCCATACGGATTTCCTTGTGTTGAAGTTATTATAACATCTCTGAGTTGTAAGGACAACTTGACACGATAGGTGAATATGGGTACAATGTACCTGTCAAGGTTCAAAGGGATTCCTTTAGTCCTTCTCAAAGAGCTTCTCTAAGATCTCTTTAGTATCAGCGACGTTACCTTTATATCCCATCTTACCATTAATCTTTTTTCTGATCCCTGAGGGATCTTTTTGTTGGGCATCTGTTTCCCTAACCCACGCTTGATACATCATAATCATTTCAATATCCTTAGATTCGCTTACAGTCATAACATTATCCATATCAATAACAAACATATCATCCTTAGTAGTCTTTAACCAAGGTTCTAGTTTATAACCACTTAAACCTCTAGGTCCATTAATAGATTCTAAAGTAATAGGATTTGTTATTAGCAGTATAGTTTTGTCTTCCTCATAGCACGGTGCAACCTTCGTGTAAATTTCTTCACCGCTTTTGAGTTTAATTGTTGCGTAGAAATCGTCTTCCATCACTTTCTCCTTACTACTATATTACCGATAACTAAGTAGTCTATACTCATATTTAGAAATGCCTCAATAGCATCTTCAGGACTTTCAATAATCGGTTTACCAGAATCATTAAACGAAGTATTCAAAAGTACAGGTATACCGCTCAACTGATTATAATGTTTTAACAAAGTTGCCAGTTTACCCTCCTCTATGGTTTGGATTCTGCATGTGTTATCTTCGTGAACAATTGCTTGAAGATTGGATTTTTTTTCTTCTTTAACTGTTTGCGAATATAACATGTAAGGATTGTCTATTGCTTCTTCAAAGTATTCATGAAGATATTCTTTTAGCATAACTCCAGCAAAGGGTCTCCAATATTCCCTATGTTTTACTCTAGAATTTAGTATATCCTTGTTCTCTTTATATTTAGGTGACATTAGAATTGATCTAGAACCGAGTGCTCTAGGACCATATTCAGATCTACCTTGGAACCAACCTATTATTTTATTATCATCTAGGTACTGACTTACAACATCATAGTCTAGTTCATCATATTCCAATCCCTGCAAATCTATATTACTCAGATCATATTCTTTACCCAAGAATGCTAAGTTACTAGGTATCTCTGGATTCTTAGTACCATATACAGCAGCACCGTAACTCAATCCACAATCGTTTACAAACGGAGTAATGTGGAAGTTATGGTCTTTAAATCTCTGATGAATCTTTGTATTAGCGAGTATATTTAAGAATACTCCACCAGTTAAACAAACATTTTTGTCTAAGTATCCTCTTTGTTTTAAAAGATCTATTAAAGTTATTACTGAATTCTCTATATTATATTGTAAGAATGCTGCTTTATCCTCAGGTCTCTTACCATCCATAGCAAATTGGACTGCTTCCATTGTCCTATACTCCACTATAGGAAGTCCTACATTACTAAAGGAATAGTCTTTAACATGGAACATCTTGTCCCCATAGGCAGCAAGTCCCATTACTTTACCTGAATATGTCTCAGCATATCTATGATCTAAAATATCAATATCCTTACCTATCTTGTCACAATATATTCTATGTGACCATATTTGATGATATCTACCATACTTACCATCAGCAGTAAAATTCCTGAATATATTCTTCTCTTTATTAAAGTAACCAAAAGAGAATTGTTCTATAAAGTGTTGAGTGTCTCCTACAGTAGCATAACTACCACCACCATCTAAAACAATATAACACCCTTCATTTACATCCCATGAATATATTGAGGAATAAGCATGTGCCTCATGATGAGAGATATATTCAACTTCAGCATTAGGGAAAATAGCAGTCTTTAAATAATTATCAATACCACCATTATCAAATTCTTCATAAAATGCTTGTGCTCCAACGAGAGGAACAACTGCTAAATCTATATCATCTTCAGTAAGATTAGCAGCAGATAAGCAATACTTAATAGAATTCTCTGGAAAATCTCCATCATACTTATACTTGGTTAGTCTCTCTTCTTGTATACTACAAATATGTTTTCCATCTACAAATAGAGTAGCACCTGAATCATGAACCCAACCATCATCAGAATGACTGTCCCATCCTATAGCACCATATAATCCAATTACATTCATTTTAAATCCACCGATATAATATCATAATTAAATTTTTCTTCATTGTAGATCTTTATTCTTTCAATGAGATGATTTAAGGTATAATTCTTTTTTGATCCATAAGTACAATCATCAGATATATCATACAACATTGCTTTGGTCTTATTATTACCCTTCCTAAGTACTCTACCTATAGATTGTAGGTTACGTATTCTAGACTTAGAAGGTGATGCAAAGACTACATTATGTAAGTTTTTAATATTAATACCTGTTGAGAATACACCATAAGATGCAACAATGATAGCATTCTCTTCAGTATCTACAATCTTCCTCACATCTTCTCTCTCTTCAGTATCTACTCCACCATGAACAAAGAATACTTTTCTACCTGGAACTGTATTATCATTGATCAATTCATAGAGAGGTAATCCATGTGCTTCAACTCTCTGGAATAATACAAGAGTATTACCCTTTAAATCTAGAACTAAGTTTTTAATAAAGTTATTTCGTTGTTCATGACCAATAAGATATTGAACTTCATCTTCAAAGACTTCAAATTTTTGTGGAGGATGTTTTAATACAATACAAGTAATATCTAATTTTGCAACATGACCCTTCTCCATTAACTCAGCAGTTCTAGTTACTTTATAAGATGGACCAAATGCTCCCTCTAAGACCCACTTATGGGTCTGTGTGCCATCTAAAGTACCAGTGAATCCAAATCTATACTTGGCATTATCCAACTTTGTCATTATAGATATTAAGGACTTACTTTTAAATAAGTGTGCCTCATCACCAATAACAACACTATAGTCTTCAAAGAAGGATCTCTCCAATTTATAGATAGATTGCCAAGTAGTAATAGTAACTGGGAATTCATTAGTCTTCTCTCTACCAGAATATATACGGTGACAATATGAATCAGGAACCCAACCATAGTCAGCAAAATCCTTATACATCTGCTCTACAAGCGATGTCGTTGGTACAACTAGAAGTATTTTTTGGTTCTTACTTACAAAATACCTTACGATTGCGTAAATCATCAGCGATTTGCCAGAAGCAGTGGGAGATATCAATAATCTTCTATTATGCCTTAAAGCATCATATACTCCCTCAACTTGATAATCCCTTGCCTTTAGATTAGTAATAGACTTTATATAATCCTTTACACCTTCCCTAGAGATACCTTCATTAATCTCAAAAGGAGAACCATAAAATTTATTTGATTGAAATTTAACTTTATATTCCCTATTAACACAGAAAGATATTAAACGATCCAAGAGACCAACATAAAGTCTCTTAGACCGTAAATCATATAGATGAATTTCTCCATTCCAATTCCTACCACGATACTGTGGCATAAACTTTGCGTTTGGAACTTCAAATGTAAAATGATCTCTTAATTCATAATCAACATGTGGTTCAGCCTCGATCTTGAGATGTACCTCATTTAACTTATGAATAACTACATCAGCCATAACCTGCTTGGAATTTCATAAATTCAACAGCATTCTTAATCTGGTATGTTCTATTCTGAATAACCCTAAGTATACTTTCCAAATAATTTAAAATAGTATCATAATAATCTATCTTTAAACTAACTGAAGATAAACTCTCGTCTGCGTCTAGGTATTTTTGAAGTGTGTCTTTGTCTCTAATTTTTTTAGGGAAGGGATTCTCTGAGTAAACCTCAGGATCTGCTTTTCCCGTAAAGTATTCATACCGCTCATGACGAGTGTTCTTACGCTGCTGCTCTGCTTTTTTCTTTAAAAGAACTATGTTATTATAGATCTCATAGTATTTAGCATGTAATTTAGGGATATTTATAGACTCTGTATGTAAATTGTCAAGGTCAATGTTGGAGTCTTTCTCCCACATTTTTTGTATCATATCAAGGTCAAGTGTCATCCATCAAATCCTCCATCCTGTATCCACTTCTTTATCCACCTTGGTGCGTAGAATATTGCAAAAGAACCACCCCAAAAAGTTGCTAACACTGCTATGTGAAACAACCTATTAGGGTTTAATAATAATCCTAGACCTACAAGGATCATCCAAGTATAATCTAAAGTACCGTGAAATCTATACCAAGCATTATCACCATACTTTTTAATAAATTTATCTCTTTGTCTTGCGAACCACGGTGATACGTGTCGCATCATAACGAATCCTTCATTGAAGAACATGACAAAGAATCCAATCCAAAATATCATAAAGTTTTTCCCTCTGGACTTTGTATCTTATAGAAAGTATACTTGAAAACTGCCTCTGCTGTAAAGTACTCTACGTCTGGATTAGTAGCATCAAATGATAGATCTGACAATGCTACTGGGAACATATCATTAAATTGAACTTGGAATTGTACTCTTTGATTACTATTCAATGCCTGTAAGGTTCCATCAGAATAAATGTCCATCGACTTTGCTTGAGGTTCATTCTGCTTATTAGTTCTTTCAAGTCTAGCAACTTCATTTAATGATTCTGGATAACCTAAACCACGCATCCAGTTTTGTATCTGCATATAATTTTCTAAATCCTCATCAACTATAAACCTTAGAATAAAATCATCAAAGAACATCTTATCACCAGGAACATCAATATCCTTTAAGTAAGTTGGTTGCACTGCTACACCCAATTGTAGACCAGGAATATTTGCAGAGTTTGATAAGAATGATACCTTCCTAGCTCTACTTAAGGTAAATCTAAATCCTACAGAGGATAAGAAGTTCCTATTAGATAACTGATTGGTATAAAGATTTCTAGATTCTGCCATTTTACATATGGGGTTTTAAGTAATTAATAAAGTAATCAGCAATTACAGAATGCTGTTCTGCTCTGGGATGATATGTATATGGATCAACTAATTTGTTATCATCAGCATATTCAAAACCAGTCTCCACTCTATCATCATCATGATTAAGACATATCAAAGATAAAAGATCTCTTTTAGATCTATTTGAACCAATAAGATTTTTTGGTTTTATACTATACTCTTTAGATAGATAAGTATCATACCAAAAATTAATAAGATTTGGTTTTATTCCATTATTTAACACTTTGATGTATTGATTCCAATGAAGGATATCAAGTTCTAAGTCTTTTATGTTAGATTGATCTCGCTTTAAACTAGTAATACCCCATAAAATAATAATCTTATTTTTAGTGTTAGATAGTTCTTGAAATTTTTTACCAATAAAAAACTTCTTAGCGGATTGAAATTGCTGTGTATTAGTAGAATCAAAGGTACTAAAGTTTAAGTGATCAATATTAAAATGATCTACAACCTTTTTTCTCCAACCCTTCCTCCAGCAGATGTCTTCATTACGTTTGAATAATTCTTCATAACGTATTTTAGTCATACCCTTTGTATAACCACACCCTTCACCTACAGTCCAACTGTCACCAAAGGTGACTAATATAGTATGACTATTTAGGTTCATCAAACAACACTTCGTCCATATATCTATCTGCCCACTCCTTATTAAAACATCTCTCAAGGATGCCACGGGTCTTATCGTTCTTCTTCTGTTGATTACAATAATTCAATTGTGCCTGTAGTCTTTCTTCTTCACCTTCTACGGGTTTTGCTTCCATAACCGCTAAGGTATAAACTGTAAGGTATGATTCTACAGCATTAACAAACTGTGATTCTTCTACTTTATTAGTAGGTCTAAGGAATTTACAATAGGGTGAGAATATACTTCCCCACTCAGGTAGATCCCGTTCTTCTTTAAAATTAAAAGAAGTACTAATGTTTTTTAGTTTCTCGTTAAGGGTGGGAGAAAAGTCACCAACAGGTGATAAATCAACGATAGCAGCCCCAACTCCTCTAGGAGTAGCAACAACATCAGCACCAAAGATTGGTAAGTCATAATTTGAATCTGGGAAAAATACACAGTGTAGAACATCCAAAGATCCCAACTTAGCAGTTTCTAAATGAATCTTACGAAGACCTGGACACTTATATACTTCATTATGTATCTGTAACTTCTCTTCATCCATAGTTCCATAGATTTCTGACATCTCTGGACTAAGATGTAATGGTTTAATTCCTGGTAATGAACTATACGAACAACGAATAACAGTAGATAGTTTATTAATCAGTTCATGAACTTGCATTCTCTTTTTCCTCAATTAGTTTTTTCCATGCTTCAATAAGCATCTCCAATTCTTTAATACGATCCTCAGCAGTTTTTATTTTATCAGATAGATGCATCTTTTAACTCCTGAGATTCACAGTTTGGATTAATACTTTCTACCATTGTACCACCAATATCCTCTCCTGCATCCATACCCATCATCGTAGCCGCTCCAGCAAGAACCCAACCAACGAAGGGAATCCCAGTGAGACTAGGGGCCACAGCAGTACCAACACTAGCACCGACAATCTTACCCGTTCCTTTTCCTGATCCGATTGCTTCGATACACTCGACTGACTTTGATTGTTCTGATCCTCTTGGAACTTTATTAGCCAAGTGGACAGACCCCGCCATCGTAAACTCCTCTCTGGTCGTAACAGTGTTGTTACCCAATCCCAGAAAGCCGCCCTTTTTCTTTATATCCCGTTCCACACGCATCACCTTCGGATCGTTAGAACGATATTCAATTCTATATCCTTCCTTCCCTGCTTCTACTTTATAAGACGTATATGGACCAACTGGTAGATTTACTACAGGCATGGTCTTCCTATTGGCAAGTAACCCAATCATACCGATGTGGGATATACCAAGCACAGCACCTAAGCTAATTGCTATCCATTTATTATTAAACATAATAATCACTCTCTAATAATATATAGGGGGTTAAACCTTAAATTAACCCTCTATAATAAGGTTGTACCAGTCTTCGCTCATACCTTCAATAATGTTATCTGCATTATCTCTATCGGTAGCGTACTTCTCAGATATTAAATGCTCAACAACTTTTTCATAGTTCTTGACTATTTCCTGAGCTTGCTTCGGTGACGGTTTCATCTGAATCCTTTGCAACGATTTCCTCCAATTTATTTATAGCAGCAGATACTCCTGCTAAACGAACCTCAAGTGACTCTTGAGCACGTTTATAAAACTTTAATTGGAACTGCCTATACTCTTTAATAGACTTCCTTGCCTTGCAGAACATTGGTCGTAACATAAGTTTACAATACTATTTAGCACGTTCCGTAAAGTCGATACCTTCCATATGATCATATTCATGCAAAAATATCCTTGCAATGAATCCTTCTAGTTTTACTTTATGTACTTCTTTTCCTTCATCTTCATACTTAACAACAATATAATCTGGTCTCTCAACATCCAAAAAGATATCAGGATAGGATAAACACCCTTCCTCCAATCTTACCATCTTCTTAGATTCTTTTATTATTTTTGGATTAAAGCATGTAATTGTTTCTTGCAACTCCATATTGGAGATCATTACAAATACTCTCTCCTCTATACCTATTTGATTTGCTGATAGTCCCACCCCATTATAGTGGAACATATTCTCATGCAACTGATAAGATAACTTAGATCTGTCTAAGTTATAACTACACTTCTCAATCTTTTTGTGTAATAGTGGATCGTCTGATGGCAGTAGTTTTTGAATCATATTCTAATAATGTTCTGAGATACATGACCTCTTGCTTTAGTTCTTCATTCTCTTGTTCTAGTTCTTCAATGTGATCTAGGTAGATAATGACACTCATGCAAATTCCTCAAGTTGAATAATTATTTACGTGTTTAATGTTTTCTTAATGTAAAGTTTGTAAAGATGGGTTCTTCGCCCCTGGTATAGAACCCATCAAAGATTACTCCAGAGCAGTCATAGGTAGCGATGCCTTGACTCGTATATTATGACATAAAAAAAGAGACCCGTAAAGGGTCTCTTAATA